AGTTGAGTCTGAACTTGTCCGCTTGATTGGTGAAATTGAGCAAGAAACTGAAGCATTTGAGATCCTGTGCAAGGATCATGCCCAAAAAGAAGCGTCTTACAAGAGCGCTTGGTATAAGGAATATCTAGCAGCGGAAGGTGCCGTGAAGCAGAAAGAAAGCTGGGCGGGTTACAAGACAAGCGATCTTCAGTACGATTCTATGATCGCTGAAGCGTTGGTTAAAGCGAAGCGTGAACGTCTTCATTCATTACGCACTGCCTGCGATGCCTTGCGCACGATTGCAGCAAATGTCAGATCGCAAGTAAAGTTTTAGGAGAACACTATGGAAAAGCAGTTACTCAATGTGGGGTGCGGTACCCACTATATCGACGGATGGGTCAACACAGATGTGTGGGAAGATCATTCCACAACACCTGATGTTTTGGTAAAGATGGATGAACCGTATCCGTTTGAGGATGACACATTTGATGCGATCTATCTCGGCCATGTGCTTGAGCATATTGCGTGGCCGAAGCTGGGTGTCTTTTTGACAGATATGGTTCGCATCGCTAAGCCGGGTGCCCCGGTCCTTGCTGTCGGTCCTGATGTTCATAAGTGTATTAAGCGGTGGGCTGAGAAACTAGAGCCTTGGGACATGGTTGTTTCTACGATGGAGCATCAGGATGTTGACTCGCAAATTTATCACATGTCCGACGATGGTCAATATCTTACTAAGACTCCGCCGGAGTGGTGGGATGGAGCAGCGCACCATTGGAATTGCTATGAAGATCGCTTAGAGCTGGTCATGAATACACACTTCGAGAATGTACAGGTTTACTCTCCTTACATTGAGCGGGACCTACCCGGCAACCGACATGATTGGTATGACTCACGCACAAACATGCGCTGGCCTACGGTCGGGTACTGGTGGTGGCAATGTGCAGTTATGGGGTATGCGCCGTCATGATCCATAACATCGCTTCAAATATTCAGTCGTTGGCTGTAGACATTGAGCTACTGAAGCCTCTTGAGGTTAACGCACGTCGTGGTAATGTTGATGCAATCATGGCGTCTTACAACAAGTTTGGACAAGTGAAGCCCATTGTGGCCGTAGAGGATGGCGATAAACTTTTAGTTATCGCTGGCAATCATCAGTTAGAAGCTGCTAAGCGTTTAGGTTGGCAAGAAATTGCTGTGTCCATCGTTGATTTAGATTCAGAAGACGCTCTTGCTTTCTCGCTGGCAGACAATAGGATTTCTGAGCTTGGTGAGACTGATGAAAGCGCTCTTATCGACTTGCTATCGGATGCTGTTAGCTTGGACGAAGATTTTTACAGCACCCTTGGTTGGGACGATTTTTCGATTGCCACGATTGAAAACAATGTAATTTCTTCGCAGGTATCAAGTGCGCCTAATGACGGTTGGACTGCCCCAGAGATCACGGTAAACAGGGTTCCTGAAGAGAACAACGTTCCTGCTTTCGTGAGTGACAGTACAGATGAGGCCCCAACTCAAACGTTCAACCCTGAAGGTGTAAGCACTGATACGATTGTGACTCAAGGAAGCACCACAGTCGGTGCGGCTGGTAGCAAGAACGTCGCTATTCAGTTTACTCTTGTTTTCGAGAACACCGATCAACAGGCGGGCTGGTACCGCATTCTTCACAAGTTGAAGGAGAGTCCTGTGTACGAAGGCGCTACAACGACAGAACTTTTGTTTGATTTCTTTGACCAGCATCTGGAGTAAGTCTCGTGCCTCGTAAGCAAATGTATTTGGATATAAATTGTGTAGAGGCTGCTAGGCAGCGAATTCGTCACGTTTATGATATCTTTGATACAGTTTGCGTTCAGTTTAGTGGCGGTAAAGACAGTACGGCTGCGCTGTATCTTGCGAAAGAGGTTCATGAAGAGCGTGGGCTTGGACCTGTCAAAACGATTTTCCGTGACGAAGAGATCATTTCTCCTGCAGCAGAAGAGTTTGTTACTGAAGTAAGTAACTACGATTGGGTTGACATGGAATGGTACTGTCTCCCTCAGCTGCAAGAAGTTTGGTCCATGGGTACCCGTGAGCTAGTTTTGTTGTGGTCGGCGTTTAGGGAAGAGTGTGGCTTGCTGGTCCGGGACTTTCCGCCAAACTCTATTCGGGCCGAGCATTTTGGATTGTCTGGTAATCTACCCCTCCCTAAACGAATAGATGAGTATACAATGCAGGGCAAGCGTGGCCGAACTGCGTTTATTACCGGAGTAAGGGCGAATGAGTCAATGGTCCGGTACCGATCTGTTACTCAGAAGCTTCACGAAAATTACATCAATCGTCCTCAGGGTTTACCCAAGTCAATTCCACTACGGTTTGCAAAAGTTCTATACGATTGGACTTCTGATGATGTTCTTAAGTTTATCACAGAAGAGCATGGTGCTCCTTATTGCAAGTACTATGATTACGCTATGTTGGGTGGAGCAAATCAACGAGTTGGTACGCCCTTGTTTTCTACTGCAGCTAGAAGGTTGACTGACGTAATCAAGACCGAGCCAGAGTTTTACGATCGGCTAGTTGAAACGTTCCCTGAGATAGATACTCAGCGTCAGCTCTGGGGAGAGTACGATATAGAAGCGCTCATAGATGATTTTGTTGCAGATGGGTGGGATGGCGTTAAGGAATGTATCGAAATGCATTTTATTGATGCCGACTATAAGCGTCTAGCTTTTTCTTTTGCAGATAAGTTTAGAACATCACATAAGAAAGACCCTTTTGCATATCCGATTGATCATCTAGTTCGAACCTTGCTTCTGAATTCCGTTGTGGGGAACCCTTCCCCAGTTGGTCCGCAAACGATTGCACACAAGAAGAGGATGCAGGCTCTCTATCAAGATATAGCTGATGCCGATAGCCTTGACTTGCACGACGATTTTAGGTTAAGTTAAGTAAATGTACATTTCAGTTTCTCCAAATAAATTGCAGCCTTCTTTTTGGGGTTCAGTGAACTATGTTGTTTCACCGGACTTCAATAGATTGCGTACCTCTGTTGAAAAGTTTGGCATACTTCAACCAATTGTATGTCAAGCATCTACTGCATGTATCATTGATGGGTTCCATCGTTGGGAGATTGCTAAGCTTCTAGAGCTAGAAGAAGTCCCTATTGTAAAGGTAGACGTGGATGATGTTGAGGCAGCGATACTCCACGTGAACCTGAACCGGAACCGTGGCGTTGTAGTCAATAAGTTCTTGTCAGAGCTTTTGCGAGAGTTGTTTTTAGATAACGATATTGATGGTGAAGATTTCCAAGATCAGCTAGGCTTAGATGATGATGAGTTTATGTTGCTCATGGAAGGTTCTTTAATCAAGATGCGTAAGATTAAAGCACATAAGTATTCGCCTGCCTGGGTGCCGATTGAATCGGCAACAGGAGAGAGCGTTAAGATTGAGCGACCGACGGGCGATCCCGAGTCGCTGTGACAGGAGATAAAATGGGAATGGAATTTAATGCGTATCAGGTTGGTGCTAAGACGACCGCTATTTATCCGAAGGAATCAGCGGTTGAGTACCTGACTCTTGGTCTCGCTAGCGAAGCAGGCGAAGTTGCTGACAAGGTAAAGAAGCACATTAGAGACAGTGACGGGGACTATACTGATTCGGTATTCCGCTCTGCTATCAGTAAAGAAATCGGTGATGTGCTTTGGTATGCTGCCGTGCTCGCCTGGGAGCTTGGTATTGATCTCAACGACATTGCTAAAGAAAATATCGAAAAGCTTTTTGACCGATACGATCGGAACGTGATTCAGGGGTCCGGGGATGAGCGATAAGTCATGGCTTGACCTTGGGACTAGGATTTCGTCTGAGCCGGGGTCCGGATATGAGCGATAAGTCATGGCTTGACCTTGGGACTAGGATTTCGTCTGAGCAATCGAACAACGAGATTTTACTCAAGTCCAAAGGCGACTATACTGTTACACTAAGCCCGGTCTTGATGCATGACGACGTTATGGGCAAGATCGCCACGTTCCCTAACCGCTTTATCATTAACCGAGTTAGTTTGGATCAGACTCACCGCATCATGTGGGAGGTCGTGAAAGAACGTTACTCGGTTGTACCCAACTCTAGCATTTTAGATAGAGCTAGAGATATCGTGGCAAAAGCAAACGGCGCAGCCTCTTTGCATAGTTGCGGGGTGCTTGAGGAAGGTCGTAAGTTTTTCGTGGCCGTTAAGCATAGTAGCACAAAGATCCTGTCTACCATGGGTGAGGATTCTGTAGATAACTATATCGTTGTCATTACTTCCCACGATGGCAGTATCCCTATTTGCTATTACAACCTAGATGTTCGGGCTGAAACAAATTCTGTTTATCGTTTTTCTGCTGATGCAGATTTTAGTTTGCGTAAGCGACACACACCGAATGAGACGATTGATCCTATGGATGCGACAGAAGCTCTCACGATGCGTCAGATTTGGTCGGAGAAGCTTGACCTTATCATCAGCGAGTTTACATCTTCTCACATGTCTGCTGATAAAATGTTCAAGGTGATGGAAAAGTTCTGGTCCACTCAAGGAGCTTCTTCTGCTAAGAAGCGTTCCAACGCTGAAGATGTGCACGAGAAGATCAATACTATTTACCGTCAGCCTCATAATCTTGGCCGGTTCGGTGAAACGAAGTGGGCGGCGTATAACGCTATTACGGAATACATAGATTTCCACAGAGATATTCCACCGATTGAAGCAGCACAGCACTCGTTAGAGTTAGACAACTTCAGTCATCGGCTTAAAGTAAATGTCTTTAATGCGGTAAGAGACGCTTAGTCAGATTATAATCTCAATCTTTTTGCGACGCCCCATACCAAGTCCTGCACAATAGTTGAAAGCGTGTACTGCAGCGTCAACTTGATCGTCGTGTACTCGTGCTTCCGGGAACGAAGAGATTTCGTCCAAAAAGTCTGTGTTCCACTCTGCCATCATAAGGCGAACATTTCCGTTGGCTACAGCTGCCGCAAGTGGCTTGGCTCTGGTGACTTTATCACCAGTAGCGCGTTGGCCTTTGAAGTCATAGCCGGGTAGCACATATCTAGCGTATTGGTCAATAAGGTTTTTACCTGCAGACCCTGGCTCTTGCTCCATCATGATCGGGATTTCGGGACCATCTTCCGCAGCGGTGGCTCTAATGAACTTTTCAACTTTATCGCCCTTCGCCCTAATTCTACGGATATCCAAGATATAGAACACGCCATTGTCAAACGCTCCGAGACAGCCAACGGTCCAGTCAGGGTCCGGGTTTGATTGTGTTGGTTCTGAGCCAGCGAGGTCCCAGAATCTGACGATTTGTGTATCGTTCGAGAATGATGGGATCTCGTTATGGTCGATAACCTCAAAACTTTCACGGTTGAAAAGTGATCCTAAAGCAGTTGACCACCAGTCACCAAACTCCAAACGTTTTCTTTCAACAGGATCTAGCTCCTGCAAAACTGCACGGTAAGAAGCCGGATCAATACCAGGGTTATCGGTCAGCATCGAAGGAATAAAGATTCGTCCACGATTTTTTCCTTCAACAAGGAATCGCTGTCTGACCCAGTTAGGTGCAGGGTTTGTAGCTGCCCGCATTCTCAGCGGTACTTGAGCTAGCGGTCCTGATGCTGGACGACGAAGACGAGAGAACATGTAACGGTAGTCAGATTCTCTAATTTCTGTTACCTCGTCCATTCCGATGAATTGGAATTCCGAACCCTTGTATCTGAGGTAGTCGTTGACGTTGTTGAGGTAACCGAATGTGACTCTTGCACCGCTAGGGAAAGTTGCTGTGTAGCTGTTGGCATTCCAGTGAACGTCGTCGTATTGCATAGTCCAGTCTCTGAAGCGGTCCATGAGGGCGCCGGGTAGTGCAAGGTCAGCGTATGTACGCCTAAACAGGATTGCGCTGTAACCGGGTACGTCTACGTATTGTAGGGCTGCCATGATTAGAGCACTAGATTTTCCACCGCCTGCGGCTCCACCGAAGAGAACTTCTTGTGCAGTGCTTTTTAGGAAGACTTTTTGTGTCATCGACGGTTCTTCGATCCAATATTCGGAACGTTTTGGTTCTAGGTATTGCCGAATTTTGTTCCAGTCTGGAGCTTCGTTAGACATATCTGCTTGAATCCTTGACTATTTAGCTGTAAAGTATAAACATGATGAATTTTTTTAGCCGATCAACGTGCGCCCATCTACTTATGTGTTTTTCTGTGATTCTAATTGGGCTTGGTCTTAGTATACTAAGTTTAGGGTGGGGTTTGGCAAGTGCTGGCCTTGCGTGCGGTATTTATGGGTATCTCTTAGGGGCTGAATAATGGCATGGAATTCCACATCTAACAAATCACTTCGCAACATTGCTGTAGGGCCAGAGGAGCAGAAAGCTGCTCCTATTTCTGTTGGCGCCCCAGTTTCGTACAGCCCTTCTTTGGCGGATAATCGTGGTTATCATGATGGGTGGGACATTGTTAAGGCTTATAAAGAGGGCGTCGCTAAGGTCACTTGGGTGTTTAGAAGCATTGATGTGATCGCTTCAAACCAAGCACGCCTTCCCATGATTTTACGCAAAGACAACAATCCCTTTGGTGAGATTGTCCAAGACGCTGATTTGTTGAAAATCTTCAATAACACTGCCAACCAGGGCGAGAATGCGTTTGCGTTTAGGTATCGTTTGTCTGCTCAGCTTCTCATGAGTAGTCGTGGTGTTTTTGTTGAGGTTGTACGAGGTAGAGGTGGTGTACCCATTGCGCTTCACCTTTTGCCGCCTCAGAATACGTCACCTATTCCTGATGTTCAGAAGTTTGTGAAGGGTTTTGAAGTCAAGATTAGTGCACATGAGAAGCGTACGTTGCGTCCAGAGAATGTCATCTGGATTCGCCGTCCGCATCCTTTGGATCCTTACTTGTCGATGACCCCAATGGAAGCTTCTGGGGTTGCTATCGAAGTCGAAAGTTTGGCTAAAATCTACAACAGGAACTTCTTGATTAACGACGGTCGTCCCGGCGGTCTACTTGTTCTACGCAGCGAGATCGCTGACGAGGATAAAGAGGAGTTACGTTCCCGTTTCCGTGGCAATATCGGTAGAGCAGGCGCTGTAGGTGTAATTTCCGCCGATGATGGTGCAGATTTCGTTGATACTGCAGCCAGTCCTCGTGATGCTGCGTATATCCAGATGCGAACAATCACCAAAGAAGAGATTTTGGCAGCATTTGGTGTACCTGAGTCGATTATCGGCAACTCTTCTAACCGTACTTTCGCTAACGCTTCTGAAGAGGGGAAGGTTTTCTGGATGGAAACCATGTCTCCGCACTTGGACTTGATTGCACGATCGTTCGACAAGATTGATCCTACTTACTACATTGATTTCGATACCGGTAATGTTCCCACGCTGGTTTTAGCTAGTCAGGAGCGGGCGATGCACTATTTGTCAGAGTTCCAGCAAGGTCTAATTAGTGTTAATGAGTATCGTCAAGCGGTGAGCCGTAAGCGTGTTGATGGCGATATTGCTGATTCGTTGTTGGCTAACCCGAATCAGACGCCGATTGCGAATACTGAGAAAACGCAGGAGGAGATTGCTGCTGAGCAGGAGGAAGCAGCGGCGGCTGAGGGCGGTGCAGTTCCGACCAGTATTGCTCCTGGCGGCGGTGCTCCCGGTGCAGGTGTTGGTGAATCATTGGATGCGCAGAGGTCTGCTGCGTTTAGTCAGGATGTTGCTGAGTTTAGTCCTGAGGTTGGCGGGTTTGTTCCTGCTGGCACTGTGCAGGGTACTGATAATATTGAAGCTCCTGCATCAAGAGTTCCTAGCGAATCTGCACTATAGTTTATATAATTACCCGTTTTTCAGTTTATATAAATACGCTAAAGTAACAACCCTCGCCCCGATAACATATACTCAGGGCGCTCTTAGACCTTAAGGAGAGACATGACTTCTGTCGTTATGGAAAATGCATCTGAAAAGGAAGAAGACTTCACTTTTAAGGCCATTTCAGGCCAGATTGGCATTGATAAAGCCGAAGGTATTGTCGAAGCATTTGTTTCAGGTATTGGCAATCGCGATTCAGTTGGCGATGTTGTTATTTCTGGGGCTTTTAACGAATCTTTAAAGCGCCGTAAGCCCCGAGTTGTTTGGGGCCACGATTGGAATCAGCCCATCGGTAAGGTTCTGGAGATTTACGAAGTTTCTAGAAATGATCCAAGACTGCCTGAGAAGATGAAGAATGCTAAGATTGGCGGACTTTACGCAAAAGTTCAGTTTAACCTCAATACTGAGCGTGGTCGTGAGGCGTTCGCAAATGTTGCATTTTATGGAAATGATCAAGAGTGGTCGATTGGTTACAAAACACTAACCGCCGATTACGATGCTATGCAAAAAGCAAACATGCTTAAAGAAGTTGAACTATACGAGATTTCTCCCGTACTACACGGCGCTAATCAGCTAACCGGTACTATTTCTGTAAAAGACGATGAAGAAGGCACAGTGACAAAAATGCATATGGATGACAACGGAATGGGTAAGCCGTCAAATAGAGCCGACGCAATGTCATCAATGATTGGCAATGCGCTTTCTCAAGCTCTTCGTAAGCCGGTAAAAATTATCAGTGTTGACGGAAACTCGGTAATCTTTGAGACAGGCGAAGACATGACATGGATGGCCACGTTCTCAATGGACGAAGGCAACATCATGGTTGGGAAGCCTACGAGAGTGAAGCCTACGATGTCGTATACGCCGGTTGGTGATTCGGCTCCTCCTTCGATGATGGTTAAGGACCCTGACGAGAAGGACGCTGAAGAGCCTGAAGGTATCCGTGACGCAGAGGACGAGCACGGTACTTGGGCGACTCCTGATATTGCTTTAGCATGGTCGAAAACATTTGGTTGTTCTGGCACCCACTCACATGGTGGTGGCTATCTTCCTTGTGACACGCACGAGGAGTACCTTGAGGCACTGAAACGTTTTGATGGTAATGCTAACATCAATGTTCACAACAACTACTTGGCCGGTGTGGAGGTCGAAGAGGCAAAGGATGCTACTGGCGGCTGTTCTTGCGGTACCGAAGAAAAGGGTCATGGGTACGGGGAGTCAAAGAAACCTGAGTATCTCAAAGACCCCATGGCGCTTCTTTTGATGGCTTACAACGAGATGTTGAAGCTTCGTGGTGCAGGCACACTACGTGAAGCCACGCTTGAGCTTATTGCTGGCGTTGAGGATTATCTGACGGAGGCTCCGATGTCTCGTCCAATGGAGCAGGGCGAAAAGGCTGTTTCTGGTTTCGTGGTACACGTTAAGTGCTCTGATGATGAGGCTCTTGATGTTTCGTCTGCGCTTTCGGCTGTGCCTGTTTTCTCCTTCAAGACAGATGAGGGCGTGGATGTTCACTTCTCTACGAAGATGGATCATGATGAACTTATGGTTAAGGTAGCGGATTCTTTGGCTACTTTGGAATTTGTTCCTAGCATTAGCATTACAGAACCCATTGACACCGATGAGGGTGCTCAATAAGATACTCTATAAAGGATTTAGGAGTTTATAATGAGTGAAAATCTTAACGAAGACCTTCAGAAGTTTGAAGAAATTCAGGCGATGCTGGACGGTGAAGAGAAGGGCATGCATGAGGACGAGAAGGGTGCGCCTTCTGTTTTCATGACCGATATCCGTTTCAAGGAGATGCAGGATGCTGGTGAGCTAATTTCTGAAGAGGAGTTTGCTGAGCTTTCTGAAGAAGATCAGCTGCTCATGGAGAAGGTTCTTGTCATGGACGAGAAGGGTGATACTCCTATGGGTTGGATGTTCCGTTTCAAGTCAGAAGATGACGAGGACGAGGCTGACGAAGACGAAGCTGATGAGGCGGACGAGGATGACGAGGATGACGAGGACGCCGAGGAAGCCGACGAAGATGGCGAGGAAGCCGACGAAGATGGCGAGGAAGCCGACGAAGAAGAAGCCGACGAAGACGCCGAAGACGACGAAGATGATGATGTGAGCGAAAAGGCCGCAGTCATCATGTCAATGATGCGTGCGCCTAAGAGTGACAAGCCTTCAATTTTCTTGACCGACTCTCGGTTTAAGGAAATGATGGAAGACGGTGAGCTAGTTTCCGATGAAGACTACGATGGTCTTGACGAAGACGCTAAGGGAGCTTTTGAGGCTGTCGATGTTTACGAAGAGGGCACCAGCAAGGGCTATGGTAGACGCTATCGTCGTCGCAGTCCCCTTGAGCTGAACGCTATGCGGAAGGCAGAAGACGAGAACGCTGTTGAAGACGTATTTGAAACTGCTGAAGAAGCGATGGAACGTGCTGAAGCTCTTGGTTGCGAAGGCATGCACCGTGCAGGTAAGATGTTCATGCCTTGCGCTTCCCACGATGAGTGGATGGATCTGAGCAAGAAAGAAATGGCTGCCAAGAAAGAGCGTGAAGCCGAACAGGCTGAAGCTGCTCGTGAAGCTCGGCAGGCTGCTCAGCAGCAGGCACAGGAAGATGCTCCTGCAGGAATGCCCGCAGAGGGCATGAAGTCAGATGACTTCCTGTGCGGATTTAGCCGTAAGTCAGTTAATCAACCATGCGAGTTTTGTCAAGGAGGGTGTATGCCTACCGAAGATCTCCCCGGTTTAGGAGATATTGAGTCCCAGGTCAAGTCACTACATCAAGGTTCAGAGATTGTTGGTTCTGGTTACTCAACAGCAGACGACATTTTCGTTGTCGATGTGAAGCGTGCCGATGGTTCGTGCATTCAGGTCTTCCTGTCCGGCGAGGGCGAGGAGATGGGCTGGCTGCGTATTGATGAAGATGAGATGGATGCCAAGTCTGGTGAGATGCAGGACATTGTATCTCAGGCCGACGCCGAAGACGCTGCCGTTAAGGCTCTTGAGGATCTCGACATCAAGGGCGACGTGATGGGCGTTCTGGTCGATGTGTTTGCTAATCAGGACGTGTACGTCGTTGAGGTTGATACCAACGAGAAGAGCTACGATGTGTTCGTTTCTCCTGAGGGCAAGGTCCTTGGCTTCGATGAGTACGAAGTTGAGAATCCTTTCGACTACGACATGGACGAGGAAGATGAACTGAAGGCTCTTGAGGCTGAGCTTGAGATCAAGCGCATGTACTCTCGTGAACAGCGTGAGGCCATGGCTGAGTCTGGCGACGCTCTTCCTGACGGTTCTTTCCCAATTGCTGATGCTGCGGATCTGGATAACGCTATCCAGGCTTACGGTCGTGCCAAGGATAAGGCTGCGGCTAAGGAGCACATCATGAAGCGTGCTAAGGAGCTTGGCAAGGAAGACATGATTCCTGCGGATTGGAACGAGGAAGAGCCAGAGGCACCTGAAGCGGAGGCTGATGCGCCTGCGGAGAAGGAAGAAGACGTTGAGCTTATCAACGCTTTGGCCGAATTCCAGAACATGCTCGATGGTGAAGATTTGGCCTGATCCGGAAGGGGTTGCAGCTTATGAGACCCGCTCGCTTAGAGCAAGTGATCAGTCAGGCAAATGAGGCATTATTTAATGTAGGCAGCAATGCTGTTGTAGGCGATAGTTGGCACAAAGATACGGTAAAATACTTTTATCAGGATGATGTGCTTGTAGAGTACGTTCCCTTGGACGATGGAAAGGCTTCTGATGATGGAAACTGAAACTCCTGAAATCGGACCTTATTTTTCTAAGGTTGGTCCTGAAATTGGGCCTAACGCCGACCAGTTAACTGCTTTAACTCGTGGCCGTGGTCCTCGTCGTGGCAATCTTGAAGATCTGCTGAAGTATTGGCGTCCGATCATGAAGAAGCCGGGTGGCTTTCGTCGGTGTGTCGTTATTTTGATGGACAAGCCGCAGTTTGGTGGTAAGCCGCAGCGTATTTGTGCTTGGCTTCACCACGAGTTGACTGGTAAGTGGCCGAATGAGGGCAAGGGTAAGCGTGGCGCTGGTAAGGGGAACCGGAAGCGGCGTGGCAAGTTGACTCGTCGTGTTCGTTCTGCTGCTCGAAAAGCAAAGTCTGTTGATTTGAGTCAGCCAGAGTATTCTGGTTCTTCTTTGCGTTATGCTGTGAGCGAGTCTCGTGCTTATGGCGGCATTTTGGTTCAGCCGATTGCGGGTCGTCAGAATGTTGTTGATATGAAGGCTGCTATTTTTAGGCAGTATTTGGATACACCAATTGCTGTTGAGCATGATGAGTTTTCTGTTAAGCGTGTAGGCTTGTTTGGTTCTAACAGTCGCTTTGGTCAGGTAGCTCAGGCTGTCGGCTCCAGTGCTCTTCCTGGCAATGTTAGTGTTGTCAGAAGTCCTGTGCGTTCAGGGATTTATCGTGCGCTAACTCCGGGTGGAGGTAGCGGTCGTGGCCGTCGTTTGGCGGGCGCTGGTCGTCGCTTATTGGGCCGTTCGGGTCGTGGTGCCCGTAACCGGTTCCGTTGTCCGCCTGGGTTTGAGAATGGCGGTACGTTCACTGATCGTCGTTTCAGTACTTGTGGTGCCCAGGTTTTGGGTATTCCGGGGGTTGGTCCGGGATCTCTCATCGGTGGTACGGGTCGGGCGCTGGCTAGGTTAGCTAGAAACGCTGAACTTATTTCGAGTATTGGCGATTTGCGCTCTCAAAGAAATCCTGGCGTCTTTATTCGTGCTGCCCAGATTCCGACCACTCCGAAGAAAGTCAATGTCACTGCTCGTGCCGCTGGTGTTAACACGGTTCTGAACGCTATTGATGATGATCGTTGGAGCATTCGGGTTTCTAAACGAGATGGTGTTATTCTTGAGCCTGTTGCAGGTTTGAGTTTCTTCGCTAATCAGACCGGCGACTTTGACGATGTTGTGGACGGCTCGTTGATTATCAAGAATCCTGATGCTTCGTTTGATTCTCCTGAAATCGTTGAGGCTGTTCAGTCTATCAATGCGGGCTTTAGGGATGTGTACTTTGCGATTCCTGAGGTCGGTGTTGTTCGTTTCGGTAGAGAGGGCGGTGAGCTTAGTCCTGCAGATCGTGCGTCTTTAAGTCGTACTCTACCTACTCGCATTTCTCGTGATGCTGATCTTCCGGATCCGACTGCCGGTCTGCGAGGGTTTGCTGACGATTCTGGCGGTAAGTTCGTTGTCGAGTTCGGCAATCTTAATGAGCAGGGCCGCTTTAATGTTGAACAGGCCGACAACAAACTAGTTAAAGTACAGGGGCCGGGGGGCACGGTTCGTCAGGTTCCTCAGTGGGTTTATGAAACGTTTTTGTCTCGTTCTGCACCACGTCGTGCTAAGGACGATCCGATCTTTGAGCTTGTTCCGGAGGGCAAGTCCGTAAACCCTTTTTTCATAACCGCAAAGGCGGTCCAACCCGATACACTCTATAAAGAGTATCAGGCGGATATTGCGTTTAAGATAGATGCCTATAAGGATCAGGCGTATTTGGGCGGGGTGAACTTTAAGCGTGTCCGTCCTGGCGGTGTTCCTTTGCGTCGGGCGTTGGGCGGGTTTGCTTCGGCATTAGCGTTCTTTGATCCGTCGATCAGTCGTTATCGTTGTCCCCCTGGTTTTACTGGGGGCGGTCAGTTAACGAATATGCGTGGCACTACTTGTGGCCGTAGTTTGAGGTCTTCCACGATGTTAAGCTTGGGTAATTTGCAGGATGCTCGTGGTAAGTTTGCCCGCAACAGACCCGGCTCAGGTCGCTTGGCTGGTGTCATTGTAGATGATATCGAAGAGGGAAGTTTCAGGCAAGGTGTCTTTGAGACTCAGGCTGCTTTCGATGAGGTTATTGCTGACTTTGATAAGTTGTCAGAGCGGCTTCCTCCTGTTGATCAGTTGGATAGGCTGACTCCTGTGAATATGCCTCCGTTGACTGATGATGTGCGTGCAGCTTTGGATAACATCGGTAATGATTTATCTGCTGCTTTGCGTCGTGTTCAGTTTAGTGGGGCTGATGAGTTGGATGAGCCGTCTTGGGAGGCGTTGGCTTCACGGTTGCAGGATATCGCCACGGTTGAGGCGCAGCGTCAGGCGTATCTAGATTTTTACGGCATTCGGTCGCCGGGTTTGGAGTCTGCTGCTCGACTTGATAGCGATATTGATGAGTTTGCTGGTCGTCTTGTTGGTATTGCAGAGAATCGACGTGTAGCGACTACGGTTGATGAAGTCGCAGAAGAGGGTGTGACGGCCCTGTCTGTAGGTGAGCGTGCAGAAGAACGCATTGAAGCTTTGATAGATTTGAACGATCAAGACGGTTTGTGGGATGTGGCAAGCATGGTTGATTATGCTGATCTGCTTGACCAGTTACCGATGCCCGAGACTGATGAGGAAGATCGCAGGTTGGGGCTTACGCAGGAGCAGTTCCGTGATGCCATGGTAAATCAGGTGTCGAAGTATGTGGCGAAAGTTGGTGAGGATCCGGATAGTCTTTCTTTGGAAGAGTACTCGTATTTGTCTTATGCGTTAGGGCGGATTGCTGAGACTGAAGGATACGGCCCGGATCGTAGAATGTTAAGCATGGCGTATGACACCATTTACAATTTAACGGCAGATAGAAGAAGGCGAGAGTTAGGTCAGTTGGATCGCCCAAGTTCTGAAAGATCTGAAGAGGCTTTGATTTACCTCATCTTGTCTACTTCAGAAAACGAGTATCTTGATAATGTTGAAGATTATGCGGCACGTATGGTTGATCGTGTTTACGCTCAGTTAAATGCTTCGGAAGGCGATGCGTACGATCTTTTCACTAAGAACGTTGTTATGGAAAAAGAGCTTGAGAGAATGTTGGGACGTTCTGTTAAGGATATACACAACGTGAGCATGTATGAATCAGTTGCTGATGCCATGATTAATGATATGTTTAGGCGTGCTGATGCTGCTGGATTAACTTATTCGGCAGAAGATAAAGCAGTGACTGAAAGAGTTCTGAAAGACACGATCTCTCATATGAAGCGTGGTTTTGAACTGCAGCGTGTTAGCTCAAACATGTCCAGAGCGGGCGAGGATCTGGACAGATTGTATAGTCAGTTCTTAGATAACGATCGAGATATTGAGAGACTTGTCAGAAGTATTAGCGATCGTGAGTTTGTGGTCGCTATGGCATCTTTGCAGATGTCTATTGATAACTTGTATGGGGTGGACGGCGCAGAACAAAATTTGGCGGCTTTGATTGCTTTCAAAACAGAATTTAGAGATGCCCGTGCCAAAACAATAGGCGATGTTGCTGGAAAAATTAATTATGTTGTGAATGACCCTGATTTGCTGCCTGGACCAAACGATGTTCCTGTCTGGCAGGTTGCTATCCGGGAAAGGAAGAAAGCAAGCACGCAGGGAATTCTGACGTTGGGGCTTTCGGGGCTAACACCAGAGGAATATGATGTTTCGCTTCCGGGCGAAACACCTTATGACACTTTATATCGGCTTCAGTCTGAAGGAAAGCTAGGCGAGTGGGCGTTGAAGCTTTTAAATGCGTCTGATCCAAAGGGTGCTAAAGATCGTAGCAAGCGTACGATCGTAGCTGCGTATGATGCTAGAACAGATGACGATAGACCAGTAATGGTTGAGATTGATAACGTGTCAAATGCAGACAGTGTTTATATCTCCACATTCGATGAATTGGGTTTGGTTTCTGATCTGTATGTGACGGTATTTGATGAGGACGGAAATGAGTTAACTCGTCAGAAGGTCAGCCCCACGGGTAATGTGGTACGTACTTTAGCTTTCTCATCTGATGGAAGTTATAGCGTACAGCACGACTATGTGGTTGTAAACAGTAGAGATGATCCAGAGTTTCCTTTTTCAGTGCCCTTACCTGATGGCAGTATTCTAAAGCTGGACAATAGAAAGCGTGGAATTTCTGATTTGCTCAACGCTAGATATTTGGGCATGGCGTTTGCTGCGGGCTTTAAAGAAAATCATAATCTTGATGTGGGTTGGGACGGTAAATATGTTTGGCCGAAGAAAGGTGTCCGTTCTAACACAGAGTATAAGATTAAAAATTTGAATTTAGCGTTTAGGGATTTGGTTAAGAATTATGACGGGGCTAAAGACGCTATAGATAAAGGCCAGTCGTTGTCTCGTTACCAGATTACTGCGTTGCTGGTTTTCGACGGAGACGACAGTAAGCGAGATCGTGTAGCCTCGCTACTGAATCAAAATTTGCAGCTCGGTGATGATAAATTTAAAGACTGGGCGCAGTATCCTGAATTCGTACAAGCTTTGCGGGCTAAGACTGGCAGCAAGCATGAGGGCCACGTTGTGAAGTTGTTCAAAGACTCTTATCTATCATTTAACAATGCTGAGGCCCTCGCTTTGATGGATGAAGTCAATGACTTCATTCCGGCAGGTTCTGTTAGTAGAATAACATCTGTTGATGAGATTAATGCTTTGGGTAGTTATGCAGATAGAAGCAATCAGAAGCTTGGTGATTTTACTATTGATGAAGGTGTTATTGATCTTTCTTCGGCAGACATTAACGAGATAGGGTGTTAGTATGTCTGATTTTTCTACACAGAGTTTTATTACTAACAAAATAATTGAACAGATTGCTGAGAAGATGTTCTGCGAAGTTCATCCTACTCGTCCACGTACCCCTAATGGTGTGGCGCAGCGGTATAATCCAGATTATCGTTCTGATCTTGATCCGAAGCGTGTGGTTACTGGTGCGCCCACGGTTGTTAGTAGAGAGAACGGAAATACGTCGATTGGTGATGTTGAGTCGGCGGTTTATCATGTTGTTGATGGCGGTTCGTTGTCTGCGGTGCCTGACGAGTTTTTAGGTGAAACGATTGTTCGGGATATTGCTGATGGTGGTGGCCGGTTTGAGGTTATTGCGGATCGTACAACTCCGGACGGTATGTTGAAGTTTCGGGATACGTCTACTGGCGTGGTGTATGGTTTGAAGCATCATGATGGTGAGGATGCTTTGGAAGATGCTGGCCGTGTAGAGATTTTGGCTTCTCGTGTTGCTGAGGAGTTTGGTTTTGCTCAGGGCCGTATGCGTGTGGCTAGTAACGTTGGGGAGAATGGTTCGTTTGCGGTTTTGATGGAGATGCCTGATTCGGTTGTGGTTGGGGATACTCGTGATTTGCGTCCGGAGATGAGTGTGTCGCAGGCGGATACTGATGATGTGGTTCGTTTGGCTTTGATGGATTTTGTTTTGTCTAATCCGTCTCGGAGTCCTTTGGACATTATGGGTTCTTCGGATGATGATGGGATGAGTTTGCATCCGGTTTCGCATTCGGGTGTTTTGGTTGATGGCGTGAATTTGAGAGATCAAGAGGCGCTTGCTGATTTCCTTGAAAAGGCTTCTGAGTCGAATCATCCTGCTGTTGTTGAGTTGCGTCGCCGTTTGGATGATGGCCGTGCTGATGAGGTTGCGGCGTCGGTTACTTCGTTGGTTGCGGAGTTGTCGGAGCAGGGTAACTCTGTTGGGGTTAAACGGTTTATGGCTGATACTGGTCGTTTACCTACTTCGGATTATGATACGATGCGTGGTAAGCAGGATTCTGTTACGGATCGGCTTATTACTTTGAGGCAGGCTGATGCGGATGAGATTGTTGGTTTGCTTCGTGGTGATGCGGCTAGAGAACGTGCGGGTGTTGTCGTAGGAAATCCGGGTGCTACTCCCAGAGTTGCTGCAGAGACTCAACGTCTTGCTGATGTTACTGATGCTGAACGCAAGTCTATTGTTGCGGATATTTTTAAAGGCTATCCGCATCTAAATGATTTGATGGAGAATGCTGGAATTGGTCCTGATGCTTCTGATGAGGAGAAGCTTGATTGGGTGATTGGTCACATGGAGGCTAATCTTGAAGAAACTATGCGGCGTGGAAGCATGGTTGATGCTGATGGCAATTTGACTGATGATGCTAGACTTACGCAGGTTTGGTATGATGCGGCTAATCGTTTGGCTAACAATACGGCTGATAAGCATGGCGTGCGGGTAGAGACCGCTGCAGCAGCAATGGCGGTTTTGTCTGCTGGTACTTCCTGGGAGCGCAATGTACCTTCGGCAATTAATGCTGTTAGGATTTTTAAAGAAGATCCCCCTATGGCTGATGTGGCGGAGCGTATGTTTGCGTCCGCTGCTGCCACAAAAGCAAACTCGTTGATGGCTGCTCAAAAAAGATTAAGCGAGTTAAAACAGAAGAAGAGTAGAGCGAAAAAGCATTTAGCTTCAGTTAAAACGGCACAGGCCCGTGTTGATCGCTTAACAGAAGAACTGTCTGTGTTTAATACCACGACAGCTGCCGAGTGGGTCGAGTCTATGGGCGGAAATATGGCGGGTAGAATTTCTGATCAGCCAGATATTGTTTTGGGTAAAGTTCTAAAAGCTTCAGAATCGTTTGGTTTGGATGGGGATGTTATTCGAGAAGTTGGAATGTCTCCGAACGCTGATGGCTCATTTTCTTTTGTTTTGAAAAAAGCGAAGGGAACTACTTCTCATGCTGCTAATGCTGAAAATGATCCTTGGACTAAAGTTGCTCGTATTCTTAAGGCAGATAAAGAGAATCCTGATTTGGGTACAGGGGAATTCGTGCAGCGGTTTATCACTGATAACTTGAGCACGCAGTCAAAAGTTAGATCTTTCTATAACAACATTGTTGATCCTAACGATACTAGGTTCAAGAGTTTGACTGCAGACACGCACCATTTTAACGCATCTCTGTTGATGCTTATTGGTTCCAACGATGAGATAATGAAGACTTCGTTTAAACCAAAGCCGGGGTCGGGCGGGTTCAATGGAAACTATTGGGCAGCCAGGGAAGCAGCTATTCGGATAGCTGAGAAATATGGATTGAATCCTCGTGAGGTACAGTCTATTGTGTGGGAAGCGCAGCGCCGCCTGTGGAATTATCCTACGGATTATGCTCGTAGAAAAGCTAAAGTAATGGAAGGTCTTCGTGAGGCCATGGAGCGGATTCCTAAAACAGAGCAAACTGAAGAATGGTATAGGCGCACGTTGTGGAATCTGTACGAGGAAGTGTATGCTGGAGCGAAAGTCCCAGATGTTGCCATCTTTGATGGTGACCCTGGCGACTTCTTAGTTGATTTGGATAAGTGATAACGATGAGTAATTTTGAAGATTCGCTTCTAGATGTTGATTTTGATGATCCGGGTGACCCTGATTTTGATGACCCCGGTGAAGAAGATGTTTTGTCGATATCAGAATATGTTGATCTCATCCCATTTTTAAGAGAAGCTGGTTTTAGTTCTCTGGCAGATGCGTTCGAGAAGACTATTCAGGCACAGACTGAAAACCCGAATGATGCTAATATAACTACAGGTGATTCAAATGGCGAAGCGGCATAATTTCTACTTCAACGGCAAGAACTACGGATACGTGGTTTTTGAGAACGAAAAAATGATTGATATGCAGTTTGCTGACCCTCAGCTCCACTTAGACATGGTGCGGTGGGCTGACGGTAAAGAGTTTAGGAGCATTAGTGATATGCTTGGTCGTTCTGCGGCCATGTGGCGAATTGAGGAAGTTGACGTATGAACGAGACGTACTACAAGACGACAGATGATGCTTTCGTCATTATTCGGGTGCAGGATCCTCGGTCTGCTGAGGCGCATTCAACTATGCACAGTCAAGCCAAGGTTGATCGTGTGTTTGCTGAGATAGAGAAGCTTCGTGAGATTGATACTCCCATGTTCACCGAGCAGCGCCTCAGGTTCTTCTTTCCTGAGCTGTCCGAGATTGACAGGTCAGAATACTCTGAGGCGTACACAGCTATTGATGAGTTCAACGCTAAGGCGATGTTAACAAAGCAGCGCATTGAGGCCATGTCTGACGGCGAGTTGGCAGATTACATCTTTTTCTTTTCATCTAACACTGGCTTGCTTATTCCTGCCGATGTTGATGCCTTTATGGAGGCTGTATTTTTCGGGTGGGGTATTAATATCAACATGCCCGGTGCAGAAGCGGATATTGACGATGCAACGCAGCGAGAGATACTAGAATATAGTTATGCGATACTTAACAAGGTCGAGAAAGAGAAAGACCCTAAGTATGTTCAAGATTTTATCAAATTAAGTGGCGGGGTTGTTCCTAGCGAAGAGCAAGGATAGTAACATGGCTAAAGATCCTTTGGAAGGTCAGACAGTTCCTACAGAAGAGATGGCAAAAGAGCTGTCGAAGATTTTGGGTTGTTCGGGAGCACACAAAGTGGGCGACGATGCTTGGGGTCCGTGTGAGTCACCTAAGGATCTGAAGAAGCTGATCCGGGTCGGTAACCCTGCTTTTCGTGAGTGGAAGAAGCGGCAACAGAAGAAGAAAAACTTCTACGACTTTTTAGAGTTGAAAGCGAAGGGTAAAGGGAAGAACAAGTTCCCGACTCGTGAAGCTGCAGAACAGGCCGCAAGCAAGATGGGGTGTGCCGGTGCGCATCAGACCCGGCAAGGGGTTTGGGCGCCGTGCATGACTCCTGAAGATTACAATGCGGCTCACGGCCATTTGAGTATCGGCGGTTCACCGGTTTTGAGGTTGCAAAGACCAACTCGTCGTGTTGCTACAGATTTACGTGCGTGGGAAAAACTTCGTGAGCGTGGGCCACGAGGCATTGAGACGTTGCCGGGTGGTGGCTTGGTTTCGGCTAAATCTGTTACGGCTTCTGATTCGTTTACCCCCACGAAGGGTATGGTAGAAGAAGCGAAGCGAGCATTGGCGTGGCGTAAAGAGTTTAAACGTGGGGGTACTGCTGTAGGTATCGCTCGTGCTAGGGACATTGCGAATGGCAAGAATCTTCCGTACAAGACTGTAAAGAGGATGAAGGCGTTTTTCGATAGACATCAGTCTGATGCAAACGCTGACGGGTTTAGACCGGGTGAAAAAGGTTTCCCTTCTAATGGTAGAATTGCTCATGCTTTGTGGGGTGGCGATACCGGATATACATGGGCCAAGAATATTGTTGCCCGTGTCGAAGGTACCGAAAAGTCGTTTAACTCAATTGAAGAAAAACGTTACTACACGCGTGCTCGCCGGATGGAGTATGCGAAGCGTGGTTGGGCGTTACCTGACGGTTCGTTCCCGATTCGGGATGTCGGGGATTTGCGTAACGCTATCCAGGCTTATGGTTTGGGCAAGAATCGTGAGGCTACCAAAAAGCATATCATGAAGCGTGCCAGGGCTTTAGGACGCACCGAGTTGATTCCTGAGAATTGGAAGACTCGTCAAAAAGCAGCTAGACGTTATGGGCCAAACGATCCTAAGACGCCAGCGAAGCCTTCGGAACGTATCCGGGGGTCTAGACGAAACAAGCCGGGAACGGCGGCTAGTACCCGTGGAGGGATTAAGCTTTCGGCTGCGGTTGAGACTTCCTTGAAAAACAAGGTCAAAGAGCATAATGAGAAGATGGAGAAGCGTAACAAGCCTGAACGCAAGGTGACGTTAGGTATGCTTAAGGCTGTTTGGCGTAGAGGTGCCGGTGCTTTCTCGGCTACTCACCGCCCAAAGATGGGTCGTCAGCAGTGGGCTATGGGTCGTGTCAACGCATTCTTGAAACTCGTGTCTAGCGGTAAACCGTCGAATCCTAAGTATACAACCGATAATGACCTTCTCCCTAAGAAGCATCCACGTAGAACTAAATCGTAAGCTAGTGGATTTCATTTTTGCTATACAATAGACTATTGCTTGTAACAGTAGCTGCAGAAACTTAGAAAAGTTCCCGTGGTTTACTTTACGTTGATGATAGCATAATATTTGACCGGTGTTACCACATTGTGTTGGGTCGCCTGTCATTAAACAGTAAAACATGTTAAATACCTTAAGGAGATAAACATGAGTTTTGATGAGAGTCGGCTCAACGAGGTCAAGACTGCTCTGTCAGCTAAGATGGCTGAGCAGCAGGAGATCGTTGATTCGATGCAGGTGGAAGGCACCACAGTTATCGCTGATGCGGAAAAGAAGGCTGCTTTCCAGTCAAACATGGCTGAGATTAACGAGATGAAGGGCCTCATTGAGGGCATTACTTCACTTCGTGACGTTTCGGCTTGGTCCTCAGAGGCCGAGTACAAGTCAGTTGCCGCTGAGGTAGCTGCTGGTGTTGAGCGCGAAGTCGCTACCCACGCCAAGTCAGTTGGTGAGGCTTTCCTTGCTTCTGACGAGTTTAAGTCACTTCAGGGCGGCAAGGCTGGCGTAAACATGGTTTCGCCTTTCCAGGCCAAGTCACTTTCCCAGAAGGACCTTTACTCAGGGCTGCCCACGGGTGATCCTGCTTCCTTCGGTGCGGTTGAGCGTGACGGCATTGTCCCGATTGCTCAGCGTCGTAGCCGTGTCCGTGACCTGTTCCCGGCACGTACTACTAACGCCGCCGTGGTTGAGTACTTCCGCCAGACTGGCTTCACGAACAACGCTTCAGTTGTTCCGGAGTACTCCAGCGGTAACTTTGGTGCGAAGCCTCAGTCAACGATGACCTTCGTTGGTGAGCAGGCTCCGGTCCGTACCATCGCTCACTGGGAAGCTGCCCACCGTAACGTTCTTGCCGATGAGCCGCAGCTGCGTTCAATCATCGACAACGAGCTTCTTTACGGTCTCCGTCTTCACGAGGACGAGCAGATCCTGAACGGTGCCGGTACTGGCGAGGACCTTACTGGTATCCTCAACACCACCGACGTTCAGACCTACGCATGGTCTGCTGGTGAAACTTCACCTGTCGCTGACACCAAGGCCGATGCTCTCCGTCGTGCGGCTACTCTGGCATACCTTGCCTACTACGAGCCGACCGGCATCATCGTCCACCCGTCAGATTGGGAAGACATCGAGCTGACCAAGAACTCGCAGGGCACCTACCTGCTTGCGATGTCAGTTGCCGGTGGCGCTGAGTCACGTGTTTGGCGTATCCCCGTCATCGACACTCCTGCTATTTCGGCACTGGCGCTCAGCTTTACGACCGTGAGGCGGCTACGATCCGTATTTCGGAGCAGCACTCAGACTTCTTCGTCCGCAACGCCATCGTGGTGCTTGCTGAAGAGCGTCTGGCCCTCGCTGTCAAGCGTCCGGAAGCGTTCGTCAAGGTCACCTTCGACGCCGAACCGAGCTGATCCTAGTCCCTTCGGGGTAGTTGGATAAGTTGAGAACCCCCGGTCCGTTTGGGCCGGGGGTTTTCTTATTTACCTTTCGGCTTTGGTTGAGGGGTCCTTTGTTATAATAAGGGCATGCCTATATTCGATGACGACGACATTCCGTTTCCTGTGTGGACTCAGCATGATGTTGATTTGTTGGAGGCGATTGATCCGTTTCTTTTGTACGGGTTGACGAATGTTGTGGAATATCTTGTTACCCGCAATGGTCTGGTTGACAACGAAAAGTTTGATCTGTTGTTGTTGATGCATGCTGTTGCGAATAAAGATTCCAGAGAAGATATGTATTCGTTGGGTGAAACTGAGGCTGTTATTGGTGTGGCGAGCGAGTTTTGTTTGGTTGACTGTTTGTATGATCGTCAGTCTCTGGAAGCGTTAGAGTTGCAGGACAATGGGGTGTTATTTCTTGCTGTGAACGAGTCGAATGGTGCTGCGTTGGATGCGGCTGTGTGCTTGTCGGCAAGGTCTTCTTCCATGTTTAGATACGCCGCTGTTCGGCCTTCGTTGGCTTTGTTTGGTGAGTGGGAAACTATTTCTGGAGAGATATTGAAAGCCTTGTTGACTATGGGGCAGACATCCACTAAGATAGGGTTCCTAGTCGAATACTTGAAGGCTAGTAAGAATATCCCTCTAGATGATTTGTTACTGATTGGAATTTTGTTAAAGCTTGCAGAAGTTGGTTTGTTTAACATCTATTTAGATAACGAATCAGATGGAGTTCTTTCCATAAATACTCAAGCGGCGGGCATCTTCTTGTTGTTCTCCAACAGAGAAGATTTAGCTAGGCGGCTAGCTGAACTGACAGAATAATCTGTGACAAATAGGTTTGATTTCTTCCAATCTCGTGATAACTTGACGCCGGAAGATACGTCAACCCCCCTAGAATACTAAAACCACCTCTTTTCAGAACATCACTACACCACAAGGAGAACGTACTGTGGACCCCTTTTTTATTTCCGACGACCATGCCGCCTCATATGCTGATAAGATGCCTCCGTGGGGATTTAACGGATTAGGCTATATTGTTTACAAGCGGACCTATGCTCGCCCTATTTTTGAGGGCGACACAATTGTTCGTACTGAGGAATGGCACGAAACGATTCAGCGTGTCGTTAACGGCGCTCAGGATATTGGGGCGCAGTTGTCGGAAGATGAGGCTGTCCGCCTCTATGACTATCTGTTCAACTTGAAGGCTTCCGTTGCTGGCCGAATGCTTTGGCAGATGGGTACCCCGAACAACAAGCGTTTGGGTGGCGATAGTCTGGTCAACTGCTGGTTTGTTGATGTTCAGAAGCCCACGGATTTTTCTTGGGCCGTAGAGCGGCTGATGCTTGGCGGCGGTGTGGGCTTCTCTTGCGATAAGCCTGAGCGTCTGGGTGTTGTTCGTTCAGCTTGGGTTGAGCATCATGACGCTGACGATTCTGATTTCATAGTGCCTGATACCCGTGAGGGTTGGGGCGAAGCAGTCCGGAAGGTCTTTGAGTGCTACTTGGGCGACGACGACAATCCTCGTAAGATGACGTACGCTACTCACCTGATCCGCAAGGCGGGTGTACCTATTAAGACGTTCGGCGGCACTGCTTCAGGTCCCGATATTCTCGTTTCGGGTATTGAGAAGATTTGTGCCGTTCTTGACGGTGCGGTTGGTCGCACGATGACTTCAGTTGAGGTTCTTGACTGCATGAACATCATTGGCTCTATCGTTGTCGCCGGTAACGTTCGCCGCAGCGCTGAAATTGCTGTTGGCCGTCTAGACGATGAAGATTACCTGATGGCGAAGCGTTGGGACCTTGGCGATATTCCGATTGAGCGAGCCATGTCAAACAACACTGTTTTCGTTTCTCCGGAACAGATGCAGGACATGCCGGAGCTTATTTGGGAAGGCTACAAGGGTAATGGTGAGCCGTACGGGTTCTTCAACCTCGAAGCTTCACGCCAGTTTGGGCGTATGGGCGAAGAGCGTCCCGATCCGTCGATTGTGGGCGTCAACCCTTGCGCTGAAATCCCGTTGGCTAACCGTGAGTCTTGTAACTTGTCTGAGATTTTCTTGCCGATGATTGACTCGTCGGAAGAGCTTCAGGACGTGTCTCAGTTGCTGTACAAGGTCCAGAAGGCGACAGCGGCGCTGTCTTACCTTGACCCTGCTTCAGACAAGATCACGTCAACAAACATGCGTCTCGGCCTAGGTATCACTGGCGTGACGCAGGCCATGGAAAAGATTGATTGGCTGGACGACACCTATGTCGCTCTGCGTGAGTTTGATGCCGAGTGGTCAGAAGAGCGTGGCTGGCCTGAGTCTGTACGTCTTACCACGATCAAGCCTTCTGGCACGCTGAGCCTTCTTCCGGGTGTAACCCCTGGCGTTCACCCCGGCTTTAGCCAGTACTTTGTGAAGCGTATGCGTATGGCTTCCACCGACGTTCTTGTCAACTACTGCAAGTCGAAGGGCTTCTACGTTGAGCCTCTCCGCAACTTTGATGGCTCAGAAGATGACCGGACTGTTGTTGTAGAGTTCCCGTGTGCGTTCCCTGACGGGACGATCGAAGCTAAGGACATGACTGCGATTGAGCAGATGGACCTTGTTCGTCGTCTCCAGAAGGTGTGGTCAGACAACGCCATTTCGGTGACTGTCTACTACAAGAGCGAAGAACTTGATGGTATTCGTGAGTACCTTGCGGAGCATTGGAGCGAGATGAAGTCCGTTTCGTTCTTGCTGCACAGCGAGCATGGTTTCGATCAGGCCCCGATGGGCGAGTTGACTAAGGAAGAGTACGAGCATGTGCTCAGCACTACGTCACAGCTTGGTGAGAAGCTGTCAGGTTCCACGATCATGTCGGACGATGAGTTTGACGCCGAATGCTCAACGGGAAGTTGTCCCGTGAGATGACCTAGTGGCGTAGTAAGCGCCACCAGTACATTCTGATGCTATACCACGATACTGGCGAGGTGCGTGGACTGCTGTGCCACATTTGTAATATTGTTGTGGGCGGCATTGAGAAGACGCCTGCAATGGATATCGACAAACTCCTAACATGGTGCGGTAGATAACGGGATATTATAATATGCAAAGTTGCAATCTGGCGTAATTTGGGAAGTTAAAGTATTTGTGTACCGGCAAATTTGACTAACCCCGAAGGAGGAGATTGTGATTATCGGCTAACGTGCCGGTAGCCGTAAAAGCAATCGCACGTCTAGGGCGGGGTTTGGTCAGTTTGACTGAACCCCGCTTTTTACGTTATGATATGCATATGGCTTTTTCTTTGAGAGATTTAAGGCTTCATGGTGTGCAGCATGAGTTGCTTATGGTTGCAGCTTGTTGTAAGCATGGCTTAGCGGAGACTGTTCCGATAGATGATGAGAAGCGGCTTTCTTTGCCTGCAGCGATTGCTGTCTTTGTTGGTTTGATGCCCGAGCGCAACCTGTCTAATAATTTTGACGAACTTTTAGATAATATCCCTGCTAACAAAAGAGCTAACTTTATCAGGTGTTGGGAAGCTATTGAGATGTTTGTTGGGGAAGACATCGTGGATTGGTCCGAACGGGTTGGCAGTCAAGATGCGTACAAGACTATTAAGTCTTTAGCTGGTGAGGTAGCTAACGCTAGCTTGTATAAGCCACGTTAGTTTATGGGGTTTACTTGACATGGCGGTGGGGCTTTACTAAGATACCACTATGAGGCATGAACAGCGATGGCATAAGCATTACGAGGCCCTATGCGCATATGAGAAACGCTATGGTGACGCTATTGTGCCTACAGATCACGTAGAGTTTTTAGACTCGGGGGAATGTATCAGTTTAGGCAATTGGGTTAGTTATATGCGGACGAGATATAAGCAGAACGCATTGGCTACTAACCGGATTCAGTTGTTAGAAAGTCTTTCTTCTTGGACTTGGGGTCCTGTCAGACCGGGACCGAAGTCGAAGGATTTTATTGCAGAAAGAAATAGTCAGATTTATAGCGAGTACTATAACGGTGAGACGTTAGCTAAGATCGGTGCTCGGTATAGGTTGTCCCGTCAGCGGGTTCACCAGATAGTAAAGGAATACGAAAATGGTAAATAGGCAAGGCGCTGAAGATTGGGGCCGGTTCACCGGTAAGCTTTCGACAGAGTTGGAGGAGAATGTTCAGCAGGTAGTCAAGCAGGCAGTGCTTATCACGGTTTTGCAGAGTATTTTCGGTTTTGCTTTTCTTGCAGGCACGGGCGCTTTGGGTCTGATGTTTTTGAACAGCATTGCTAATTCTGCGTGGCCTAACTTGATGGCGTTCCGCCCCGGCATCGGCTACACGGACGCTTTTCTAGTTTCATCTATTCTCTGGATTCTGTTTTCAATTAAGCTCAGCATGTCGAAGGGTGCGAAGTCATGACCGTAATTGACGATTTGTTGACGTGGGAAGATCATGCGTTGACACATATTGACAGCGTGTGGGTGGCCGAGTCGTCTCAGGTAACTACGGTTGAAGACATTCGGGAGTATATTGATTCGCTGATTGAGACTTATTTTGTCGGCAATAAGGAGTTGGTTGATCCTGAGGTTTGGTTTCAGCTAGCGGCAATGACCAAGCATGCCGATATTTCGCTAGACAAGGATTTTGTGTGGCAAACGCTCTGTAATAAGCAGCGAGATTATGGTTCTGAAAACATTCTCAGGTTCGGGCACCGTGGTCTGATTGTGCGTCTCCATGACAAGGTTGCACGTTTGGAAAATCTGCTAGATTCTGGCCGTCTGCCAGAGAATGAGGCGGTGGAGGACACCTATCTGGACATTGTTGGCTATTCCACGATTGGTTTGATGCTGTTGGACGGTAGCTTTTTGAAGCAAATGGCAGATTAGGATTAATGCTGTTGTCGGATACGGTATCATAGTATCAGTATTGTTTTCTGATTGGGGCTGTTATGGCTGTAGTTCTTGAAGGTGTCGGTAAAGTTAAACCTGACGACATGTTGGAAGGTAAAAGCGACCGGCAACTTAATAGCATTCTTAAAGGTCTGAGACAAAAGCGAAAGGACAATGGGAAGCTTACAGACACTCAGCAGAGAATTTTTGATAACGCCATCAAGATGAAAAATGCCCGTAAAGCTTTTCGGGAGAAATACAATGTGAAGGGCGCTAACTTGACTGGCGCTACACTAGCTCAGCTTAGAGCGGCTAGAAGCAATGTTGCCGCCTTTCTTCAGAAGCTCAAAGAAGGTCAGAAAGCCTCACGTCCTCCTGGGCGTGGTCGTAGAAATCCTTCACCGCCTTCTGGCGAGCCGTTCTAGAGGGAGTAGGTAACAATGGCTCTTATTACAGTCTCTGATATTACTACCTATATGGACATTACGCTCACGAACACTCAGGAAGACGCCGCAGCATTTATTATTGAAGGCTTGCAGTCTGAGTTAGAGGCGTATTTGCGTCGCCCTGTTGAACAGACAGAGTTTACGGAAACGTATCGTGTGCCCGATGTGGGCAGGGGCGTTGTAAACCAGCAGTACTATTACAATTACACTACTGATCCTGCTTCCACGTTGACTTCTCCTGGCATTATTTATACGCCTATGTATACGTTGTATTTGGATAATAGTCCGGTTGTTTCGGTGTCTTCTGTTTCGATTACGCCTGCTTCTGCGTCTGCTACGGCGACGGCTCAGGTTGCGGAGCGTGATTATGTGACTCGGGATTATGGTATTGATTTGTTTAATGCGTTTGCGAATGATCGTATTGAGGTGACGTATACGGCGGGGTTGGATGGTCCGAACATTAAGGCGTTTAAGATTTTGATGTTGCGTGCAGCTACTCGTGAGATGCAGAATATGCATGATGATGTGGTTGGTTTGAAGGATTTGACGACGAGGAATGTTGCGCCTTTGGAGACTGGTTTTTCTGATAGGGAATTGTTTACTCTTAGAAAGTATCGCCGTGTGAGGGTTGCTTAAGATGGCTCGGAGAAGGCAACCAGCTCTTAGTATTAGTGTCAAAGTTGACAAGCGGGAAATGACTAAGCATTTTAATGCTATGCGTCGCCGTTCTGCAAAAGGTTTCAAGTCGCAGTTTAAGTGGGCAGCTAAAGAGGTCAAACGTCAGATTCGGGAAGATTTTCGTAATAATGGTCGCGGTAGATGGACCGTACTTGCGCCTGAAACTGTTGCATGGAAAATAGAAGAGGGATATGGTAATAAAGGTGTGCTTGTTAGAACTGGCGATTTAAGACGCAGCCTTACTGTTGACAATGCACGAGGAGCGGTTAGAGAGTATAAGTCGCATAGTATGAAGTTTGGTACGGATTTAACGAGCGATGGGATTGATGGTCGAGTTGTTCCGTATGCAAGTTTCATTCAATACGGTACAAGGAAGATGCCTGCTCGACCGTTCTTGTTTAAGTTTGGCGAGCCGAAGGGCCGTCAGTTCTCTTCAAAGCTGGGTTCTGCTATTGCCGAGAGAGTTATTTACGGTGGTTCGGTAGGCAAGTACTATGCTTGGTTGAAGAAGACGGGTATGGCTGGTGCTAATGTTCCGTATTGGAGCAAGACGTACAGAGGCAACGATTTGTTAGGACAGTAGGTGTTTGAATTATGATGAGTGGAAGCCGTTTGGCTAAACAGTTTGTTACCAATTATTTAGCAGCAGATCTGCCTTCTAGGCTGGTTGCTTACAGGAACCATTGGAACCTGAGCGCCAGTCAGTTGCCTGATCCTCGTTTGTATGTTAGCCATGAGCCGTTTCAGCTTGATAGATGGCCGACGATTATTACTATTGTCATGAGCACTGATTCTATTAATCGAGCTGGTTATACGGCGGGGTTTGATCCGGATTTGCAGGTTGTGTACGATATGCGTACCTATGTTTGGGTTCGGGATGCGGGTGCTCAGACTGTCACCGATCAGCGAGATAACTTGACAACTGTTGTTCGTGAAGCATTGATGGATCATCCCTCGCTTTCTGCTTACGATACTGACGTATCGTGCTCGCCAAAGATTGATGAGGGGACTATTGTAGAGCAGTTCTCTGATTTAACTTTGATTAAAGGTGAGCGACTACTGGCAGGGTCATACATAGGTTACTCTTTGACCCTTGAAGAAACTCTGACCCGCACTGCACTAGGCACTATGCAGTCCTCTGAGATTACTGTAGAAAAGATGGCGGCTACTCCGAATGCCCCCACAAACCTTGTAGCGGTTGCGGGCGATACTGAAGTTACGCTGTCTTGGCTTGAGGCCACGTGGAATGGTGGTGTTCATGAGATCACTGGTTACAAGATTCAGCAAAGCACTGATGATGGTGACACGTGGTCTACTGCTGTTGCCGATACAAGTTCGGTCGAGGGTTTCTATCGGGTGACTGGTTTGACGAACGGGACTGGTTACAAGTTCCGGGTGGCTGCTTTGAATGCTGGCGGTACTGGCGCATATTCTGCAAGTTCGTTAGAGGTCACGCCGTCTTCGTAGGTCCGGTTGAGCTATAATAGATAGTATGGCTAGGAAACCTCGTGTTGTACCTTTTGTGCCGTTTCCTCGTGACGGTGACCTTGATGGTCTTGTTCAGGATGGAACGATTTGGGAGCGCCCTAAAGGGGCGTATTTGCGCTTTATTGATACGGGTGAGATTTGGAGCGAGTACGGTCAGGTTGATCGTGGTCGTGTAGAGTTTGTTCGTGCTGACGGGTCTGTTTGGGATTTTACGCCGTCGTTTAGAGATACTGATTCTACTACGTTGGGTGGATCTTTGGGGACGTTGGCTGATGATTCGCCTTCGCTTTTGGAGTCTCAGGGCATTTTGCCTCGTGGGGTTTTGGGGCCGTCGTTGGCTGAGTCGGCTCGTTTTGATGATGCGGTTGATGATGTGGATGTAGTGGATGTGTCAACTGATAAAGGTTCCGCTGCCCTTGCCGCTTTTCGTCCGAAGATTGAGTACCTTTTATCGGATGAAGCTGTTGAAAGTGGTTTAATAACTCAAGCGTCTCAAGATCGGCTACGGGGTTTAAATAATATTCCTGTTAAGCGGGCAGCTGCAATAGATATTGCGGAGCGTCGTAACCGCATCACACTGTTTCAGTACATGGAAGAGCGGTTACACGGCAAGCCTACGGGCCGAAGCGGGGAGTCTCCTTCTTACCGCTATGCGAACTTTACTTTGGGTGAAAGTATGGCTGCTATGCTTCGTGATGGCGATAGACAATCTATTAGCCGTTTTCGTTCTCGCTTAAAGTTTTTAGAAGATGAAGCACGCAGACGGAGGCGATCTGTAGCAGACATGATCGAGACAGTTGACGAGGATGACGTTCGGTTCTTACAAGCGATGGCCGCTGCGTTGCCTGTGACGACTTGGCACGATCATCATATAAAAGAATTAATTAATGCTTATGCTGCTGATGATTTTGATAAGGTTCGTTACCATGCTGATTGGTTAGATAGGAATACAGCTTCTACGGGCAGCACTGAAACCCATTTGGGTCTTGCAAACCAGCTGCAGTACATGGCTGATAATCCCGAATTGATAGATAGGCTATTTTTACAGAATGCCGGATTTAAAGATTACGAATATTATACAGGCCATGCTTTTAGGCGTCGTAGCGATAGTATTGGTCAGACGGTAGCTAGCGCAAAGTCGGATTTAGCTGCACGGCGTGCTGATGAGGCTACTGAGCTTAGTTCTACTTTGGGGATAATTCCTGAGAATCGGTTAGTTGAACGTGCCGGTGAGTTAAGTGGACAGTATCAGAATTTTGATGTTATTAGTCAGGTTTTGAGAGACATTGAAACAGGTGAGATTGCAATTCAGAGACTTGAGGCTGACGGCGAACATCCATTAGCTTCTCAGCTTCGTGAACGTTTAGCTGAGTTGAAAACTGAGCTTAAAGAAGTTACTAAGCCACAAGATATCAAAGTCGTGTTTACGGAGGAAACCCTGAAAGATAAAAAAATGCAGGGCATTTTACGTTTCATTCCTGGCGGTGCAGAGAATGAAGATTTGTTGCGTAAAATTAGAAAGTCTACAGATGGTCTAAGTCCTGAGTATCGTCCAACAGAACTTCGTATTGAACTGCTTGATGACAATAAAATTGGTGGTACGTTTAATTCTGCAACTGGCGTGTTAGTCCTCACTCCGCAAATGTTGGGCTTAGATGAGCATTTAGTTATTGATCGGAAAGCCGGTACCATTAAGAGGTTTAATCCTGATGATGGGCCTGATGGTGTAGATATTCCTTTGGGGTTAAAGAGTTTAGCTACGCTTGGAAGGTTGCGTAATGATTTTCAGGAGGTGGGCTTATCTGAAACACCTCTAGACCAAGTTGCTGTGCATGAAGCGGTTCACCGGATTGATTCTTTGTTGGCTGCAGATGCTTTCTTTAGAGAGAAGATACGTCTTGAGGGCGAGATCGAAAATATTCAGAAACAGATAGACGATCCTGAGAATGCTCGTAGAGTTACTATTTTAACAGAGACGTTAAGTCGTAGGCAAGAAGCTCTTCGTGAGCTTGACAGACAAGAAAGAAATGGTGATTACATTTTTAGAAATGATTCACCTATTCGTCAAGCTCCCCAACAGTGGATAAGTGAAAATAGGCCGTGGCTTGAGACTTACAATAGAGATTTTGAATTACGGACGAGGAGCACTGACCATGCTTACGTATCTTCTATTTTGGGTTATACGCCTAATGATTATATTCAAATAAAGTATGGTGTCTCACAAAACACTCCCGGCTTAGATCCGTTACTCAAGAGGCGGATGGAGCGGACTGAAAGCATGGAAGTTTTAGCGGAAGTAATTTCGGCTCACGTTACAGGAAGGCGAAGAATTCCGGCAGGTACAGACGGAGAAGAAAGCAATCTTCCTCAGATGTTTGACAAGTATTCGAAGCAGATTATTCCTGAGGAGCTTAAGTTTATTTTGACGGACCGTGACTGGTCTGAAGACGACCTTCCTCCTTTGACTGCTTTGGCAGGTAGACAAGAAGCAGATACTGCCTACTCCACTTACGAAGCCCGTCGAGTGGTGAGGGATGTAGATCAGGGGAAGCAGCGTGGCAGCTTGCTTCCTAGGGTTGCGAGTGATCCTTCAGCCACGTCTCAAATGCTTTCTGATGCCGAGTCGGAAGATCGGAAGAATAGAATTCTTGGCGAGTTAGCTCAGGCACAGGTAGACGAACCTGAGTTGTTTAGAGATGGTGTTCTTGTAGATAAGGTGTGGGCACCGTTCTCTCCTCCTCCGCATCTTGCTGGTTCTGGTTTGCGTGATGAGTTGGCTGAGGCGACTTCGTGGAGAGAGGTGTCGCAGCTTCTTAAGGGTAAGCGTGTGGTGGTTTTTGATACGGAGACTGCTGGGCGTATGGATCCGGATGAGGTTGATGAGGACCGTATTGTTCAGTTGGGTGGCGTGGTTTATGTTGATGGTGTGATTGTTGATCGTTTCTCCATGTATGTGAATGTGGAGTATGATGAGTTGTCTGATTGGTCTCAAGCGAATTTGATTGATGCTGATGGTAAGCCTATGTCTCCGGAGTTTTTGGCGAAGCAGCCTGATATGCCTACGGTGTTGCAGGAGTTTATGCGTTTTGCTAATGGCGATTCTGATGGTTCTGATGTGGTGTTTATGGCGCATAATGCTGCGTTTGATTTGAAGCGTATGGAGTTGGAGCGTCAGCGTCATGATCCTGATGGTGTGCCGTCGTTTGATTTGGATGAGGTGACGTATTTTGACACGATGGGTTTGGGCAATATTGCTAAGCGTGCTGGGGTTGAGGATGGTCCGGGTAGTGCTTCGTTGAAGAAGTTGCAGGAGTTTTTCGGGTTGGAGGATTTCTCGTGGCATACGGCTGATGCTGATTCGGAGATGACGGGTCAGGTGTTGTGGCGTTTGTTGGATTATATGGATGAGAATGATGTGCCGTTGGATGGTCTTGATCCTGTTGCGGGGTTGGAGCGTCAGCGTGAAGAGTTTGCCGAGTATGAGGGTAAGATTCCTGAGTTTTTGCGGCAGAAGGAGCGTTTGGCTGAGTTGCGTGGTTTGTCTGATCAGTTGCGTTCTGATCGGGATGATGCTGTTTCTGAAATGATTGATGATTTGGATGATGCTGAGGATGAAGTGGCTTCGGTTATGGCCCGGTCGGTTGATGATATCGTTCCAGAGTCTACGGAGATTCCTGGGGGAGGTGTTGTCGAAACTGATGATGGCGGTTTTTGGGTGCCTGGGCCTCCTCCTGTCGGCTATACTGAAGAGGGGAAGGTAACATGGGAGCGTGGTGTTGAATTATTGAGAGAGCGTCCTGAGTTGTTTAAGACGCAAGTTATTGCTGATGATGGTTTACCCGTGCCTAGAGATGAGCGACCCGGCCTTGCTGATATTGGATCAGTTTACGATGCCCTGCCATCGGATGACGCTGATGCGGCTATGACAGTTAGGCGTGAAATCGAAAAGGCTTGGCAAGCTGAAATCACTCGGGCTATCGTACTAAATAAGATTGACATAGGTAACCCTAGAGAGGTTTGGGGTACTGAAAATGATGAGAGGTCGGAGGCGTGGCAGCGGTATGGTTATTCCGCTAGGGCTGAGAGAGGCATGTGGGAAAACCTTCCACAAGGATTGTTACATGTAACTACAGGTTTGAGTGGTTTGCAAGATGGAGGGTTTAAAACTCGTGCCCAGTTAAGAGACGAATCAGGTGAAGTTCCTGCAGGGTTGGGCGGCGGCGTATCCGACGCTATTAGCTTTACGACTGACCCGTTGGTTGCGGATTCGATCGTTCGTGGTATTCATGAAATGCGTGAAGCTGTCCGTGACGATACGGGGCCAGCTGCCGTGGAGCGAATGAAGTCGGAGATCGCTGCCTGGACTAAGAGCATGCCAGAAAATGAGAGAAAGAGACTTTTATCAGCTACGCCGTCTACGATGGAAGAGCGTGGAGATTTCTATAGAGAATATTCGTATTGGCGGCAGTACAATGTTCCGAACCGTCCCGACCCTCTGTTTTGGACTCCTAATTATCAGGCGTACGCTGATCTTGACCCTAATGAAGTTGGTGTCGTTACGGTGAATCCGTCAGTTGACGGGGCACGCGGTTGGCAGGTTTCGGGAATGGGCGAGTGGCGTACTATTCCTGAAGCTGTAGAAATTGTTCAAAGCGAAGCTCGTCCCACGATTGTGGATGATATGACTGCCACGCTTGATGAGTTGGATACGGTTCGTTCGTCTGCGCCAGATTTTGGGCTTCCTCCAGGGCCTGAAAAACTGACGGGTTGGGATAAAGATCGTTTGACTGGCTCTTCTGTTCCAGATATTCATGAAGGAAAGCCTCGTCCTGTGGCTGATGTTGTGGATGGTGTGCATTTAAGGGAAGATCAGAAAGCATTAAAAACGGTGGTGGCGGAATTGTCTACTGAGGATGATTTGTTGCCGTTGCAGAAAAAGCTAGAGGAAGCGTTTGAGCTTGGTGGTTCTCTTTCTGGTAAACAACGTACTGATGCAACGTATGAAATTTTTGCTGCAATAAATGATTTAATTACTTCACGTCAACGAGATACTACTGGTTTTACTCCTTCACAAATGAGAGAGTATGAAAAAGAAGTGACTGAGAATGAAGCATGGGTGGGGAGTCGGATTGCTAAAGCTATTCAAATCCATTGGGGTGAAGCGCGAAGTGAAGTGTTCCATTGGGACTTCTTATCTGAACGTGTTAAAACAGTTTTGGGAGAAGAGTTTGATATTGATGTTTCTCATGAACCCTCAGAGATTGATGCCGGTATAGAAGAAATTTTTGAAATTCAAGAACTTCTGACACCGTTTATTGATGCTTGGGTTAGAGGTCAGTATTCCACAACACAGAAATACTTGGAAGATGCGGGTATTACTGAACTTAGTGTGTTTAGAGGTACTTACATCCCGAATGTTGTTGGGGATGACGACGGGCTTCCTAGTGGACGTGAACCATCTGTGACTCGCGGTTTGGAGTCGTGGAGTACCGACATAGGGATTGCTTTGGGGTTTGCTGGCAATAAGTATGGTACTGCTGACGATAGGATAGAACAGATGGCAGAGGTTGGTGAACTGGGTGAGCCTACCCACGTTCTTCAGCATGATGTGGTTCCTGCTCAACTTATTATGGGTATCGGATATCTTGATAATCCTCGTATTACTACTGGTTCTTTAGGTCAGGGTGAAGAATCTGAGATTGTTGTGTTAGGTAGCTCTAGACCTGTTAACTGGTTATCAAATGATCTTTTGAAGCCGTGGAGATCGGAGCGTCCTGAAGGCGGCTATAATTTCAACATTAAGGAAGCAGCAGTGTTTGCTTATTTAAGTACGGGCTTGTGGCCTAGATTTTCTTGAAAGGAATAAAAGATGAGATCATCAGCTAAAACGTGGCGAGAGCTGTTAAGAGACCCTAAGATAAGGGAACAAAGTGATTATTGGTTGCGGCACACCCGTAAAGCACGCACTGGTCAAGATTTTTGGGACGACGGTAAGTCTCGCAAAAAGAATTCTTTACTCAGCGACCCCGCTGCGACCTTAGATGAGTTAGACTAACGATATGAGTACAGAAGAAGAACTTGAAGAACTAAGAGACTATTCTCTCACAGTAGCCCCTACTCGTGAAGATGTGCTTGAGTACCGGAAACAGGTTTTGAGCCGTTATGCGGAGGTTGTGAAACGCACAAGTCTTCCCTTAAACGACAAGGGAACTGTTGATTGGGATGCTGTTATCGAAGAAGAACGTGAAAAGTTAAACAAACAATCTGATTCTTGACCGTAGTCACGTTAGTTACACTCGACTTTACTTCTCGCATGGTAAAATAAAATTTGATAGAGCGTACGCTTTGCGTATCCCCGCAGGGCATGTTCAATACTAGTATTGTAACTACAATAATATGGAGGCAATTATGCCGGGAGTTAATGTCACCACTGCAGTGCGTACTGGTCCTGTGGGCACTACTAACAATGTGGCTGGACAGGTGTTTATGGTTGGCACTGCTGAGCGTGGATCAACGACTGAGCCTACGCTCCTTCGCAGCTTCAGCGACTACACGACCTACTATGGTAACTACCAGTCAGGGAATATGTATTCCCACGTGAAGACCTTCTTTGATGAGGGCGGTTCTCGTTGCTATGTGTTCCGTGCGATCAACTATGATGCGGACGATGCGGCGACTTCTTCGATTACGTTGAACGATTCAAGCGGTTCTGCTACTATGACGCTTACGTCAAAGAACAAGGGCGCTTGGGGCAACAACCTTTCTGTCGCTGTTGAGAACAACAGCGATGACAGCAACATTCTTTCCGGTTATTTCCGGCTTAAGATTTCGCTAGATAGCACACTTCTTCTGTCTAGTCGTGATCTTGTGGATGTTGATGATGCTGTTTCGTTCGTCAACTCTTCAACGGTCAGTCATCTGATCGTTGCTGCTGACGACGCAACTTCATCGAATGACCCAGATTCGCTTGCTGACACGAACCTTTCTGGAGGGTCAGATGGTACGGCAGTCACAGCGGATCACATCGTGGATGCGCTTGATGGTACATTCGATTCCGATCCGGATGTGTCAACGTGCTTCAGCGTGAACCTTAAGAGTGGCGCTGTTGCAGCTCCGGGTTACACTGGTACTGCGGTTTGGGACGCTTTGCGTACCCACGCTGCTAACAACAACCGTATTGCCCTTTGTGCTTTCACCCTGGGTGATTCGTCAGCTACGGCTAAGACCAGCGTTTCATCGTACTACTCTGACGCAAACGCTAAGTGCATGGCTTTCTACTGGCCACACATTAAGGTTACTTCACCTAACTCTGCTGAGCTTGCGACGGGTGAGTCAACTGTTACGACTTCCACGATCAACATTTCTCCGGAAAGTTACGCTGCGGCTGCTAGAGCTAAAGCGGTTGATGCGGCGGGCGGTCCGTGGCGTGCCGGTGCCGGTGTGATTTCTTCAGCGGTAGGCATTTCTGATCTTTATCAGGACGTTACTCCTACCACTGCTGAAACTCTCGATAAGGCCAGAATCAACGCTATCCGCAAGGTAAATAACTCAATCCGTGTGTATGGTGCCCGGTCGGCTTCTAACGATGAGACCAACTGGCGTTACATCACTCAGCAGGACACAATGAACTACATTGTGATCGGTATTGAGGATCGTATGGAACGGTTTGTTTTCTCCACGATTGATGCACGAGGCAACCTCTTTGCAAACATTCGTTCTTCAATCAAGAACTTCCTTCAGCCGATCGCTCTTCAGGATGGTCTGTATGCTGCGTTTGATATTGAAGGTGCACAAATTGATCCGGGTTACACGGTTTCGGTTAATGCCACCAACAACCCCAACTCGCAGCTTGCGACTGGTCTAGTTAAAGCTACTGTTGGTGTGCGTGTTTCTGGCGTGGCTGATTTGATTGACATTGTGGTCACGAAGAGCAATCTGAGTGATCCTCTAGTTTAAGGAGATATGATTAATGGCTAAAGCAACACAACGGCAAATTGTCGCTACGATTGAGCCTAGTGACGGCAGTACTGCTCCCAACTTTAACAACGGGCAGTATTTCACTACCGTAAGCGGTGGTGAGATTAGCGCTGCTGTTGAAAAGGTTTATGACGGCGGTAAGATTCATCCAGAGGTCCTTTGTGCCCCATCTGAAATCGGTGACATTACTGTTAGCCGGTTTGCTACAGATGATATCGAAGACTACTCTGACCTTCAGGCATTAAGACAGCTTGTTGGTCGTGCGTACTACGACATTAGCGTTTTCACACTGGATTGTGACCTTCAGGTTCCGGGTTCTGAGCGTAGCTATGCGAAGTGTCTGCTGGTGGGTCTGACTGAGCCTGACGGTGACGCTTCTTCTGGCGCTCCCGCTACTCTTTCTATGACTTTCTCAGTTTCATCTGTGGGTCAGGGCACCTGATAAATACGTTATCTAGTTCAACTTAAACTAGACACTTGAGAAAGAGCGTCACCTTCGGGTGGCGCTTTTTCTTTTTTATTTTGCTTGACTGAGTGTGTAGGTTTTTGGTAGTGTAGGTAGGCAAGTTATTCTCTAGCAAAGGATTATCGAATGACTATTCCTGTTACAAGTAGCAGGGTGAACGTGAAGGATCTTCACCCGAAGTTTAAGGCCCGTCTGGAAGCGTTCTTCGCTGATCAGCGTATTGCGGGCAAGGTTGCTGTTGTGTCTGGTGTCCGCACCTATCAGCAGCAGAAGTACCTGTATGATGGCTATAAGCGCCGTAGGCCCGGTTTCAATCTGGCAGCTAACCCTGACCGCATCAACCGTGCAGGCTTCCAGGGTTCATATCATATGAGCCAGCCAAAGTTTGATGGTTACGGTTATGCGGTTGACTTCCGTATTATCAAGAAGGGCGCTATCTCTACCTCACAGGTAAACAAGATTGCTGAAGAGTACGGTATTCGTAAGACCGTGGCTTCGGAGTGGTGGCATCATCAGCCGTGCCGTGTTAGCGGTTCTAAGATGGAGTGGTTCCCTGTTAAGGGTGAAATCAAGGTTCCTAAGGAGGCTTCTGTTAAGTCTGAGCTGGCTAAGGCTTTTGAGTTTATCGTTGCTTGTTTGCAGACTGTGGTG